TCAGTTCTGCATTCGTGTACGAATTGGATGAAACTCTTGCCCACTACGAACTGCGTGGTGAGATTTCTAAAAAGATCGGTTTTGCTCTTGCCGAAAAATATGACCGTCTGATCTTCCGTGCTGTCACCCGTGGCGCACGTGCTGCATCACCAATCACTAAGTCCAACTTTGTTGAACCCGGTGGTACTCAGATTCGCGTTGGTGCTACCACCAGTGCTTCTGATGCTTACAATGCTCAGAAACTGACAACCGCTTTCTTCGACGCTGCTGCTGCGATGGATGAAAAAGGCGTCAGTCAAGAAGGACGTGTGGGCATCTTGAACCCCCGTCAATACTACGCTCTTATCCAAGAAGTAGGTAACAATGGTCTGATTAACCGTGACACTCAAGGCACTGGTCTGCAAAGCGGACAGGGCATTGTGGAAATCGCTGGTATCAAGATCTACAAGTCCATGAACATTCCGTTCTTCTCTCAGTACGGTACTAAGTTCGGCACCGGTTCTGCTACAAACCCCGGTACCACTAGCCCTGGCAACCTTGGTTCCTTCGTATCTGCTGCTGTTGAAGATGCTGCTGCCGACGTCACTGGCATCAACAACGAGTACGGTGAAGAAACCGAATTCGCTAACTCCTGCGGACTTATCTTCCAGAAGGAAGCCGCTGGTTGTGTTGAGGCTATCGGCCCACAGGTTCAAGTAACCAGTGGAGATGTATCCGTGGTTTACCAGGGAGACGTTATCCTTGGCCGTTTGGCTATGGGTGCTGACTACCTGAACCCTGCTTGTGCTGTTGAGCTGTACGCTGGTACTGCTACTGCACCTGCTGCATTCTGATTTATTCTCTTATGGGGGTGGCTTTGGCTGCCTCTTTTTTTTATCTATGTCTACTCCCTCTACGATTTCACTCGATACCGAACTATCCGCAGTCAACTCTATTCTGGGGAGTATCGGTCAAGCTCCAGTATCTAGCCTTAATTTTGACAACCCAGAGATCTCTTTGATTCACAACTTGCTTCGTGAAATCAATGTAGATGTACAAAGTGAGGGTTGGCATTTTAACTCAGATAAAAATGTAAAAACATCACCTGACGCTAATGGTTATTTTAACGTTCCTTCTAACGTGGTTCGTTATGACATTACTGATGGTCAAGACAACAGAGATACAAACGTTGTTATTCGCAACGGAAGGTTGTTTGATAAGTATCACCGAACCGATGTGTTTACAGATGATAAGTACATTGATAGCGTAACACTATTTGAGTTCGCAGTCATCCCTTCTGTATTCCGGCGCTACATCACTTACCGAGCTGCAGGACGTGCAGCAACACAACTTATTGCAAACCCACAACTTGTACAGTTACTTGGATCACAAGAGGCTCAAGCTCGTGCGGCATGTATTGAATATGAGTGCGAACAGGGTGACCATAACTTTATGGGCTGGCCTGATGGTACTTCGTATCAAGCTTATCAACCTTATCACGGACTCCGTCGTCACTAATGACAAGCATTACTCAGACCATCCCTAGCCTTACTGGTGGTATCTCACAACAGCCTGACGAATTGATGCTACCAGGTCAGGTAAAAAACCTTGTAAATGCACTCCCTGACATTACAGATGGTCTGGTAAAGCGTAATGGCAGTCGTCTTATCGACTCTCTATCTGGTGCTACCAGCACTGGAGCGTGGTTCAGCTACTACCGTGATGAATCAGAAGGTGCTTATATTGGACAGGTGCAGACTAATGGCTCAGTTAATATGTGGAAAGTATCTGATCCTAGCGTAAGTATAAGTATAACTAATAACGTTAGCAGCTACCTAGCTACTGCTGCTGCTAATCTCAAGTTCCTTACTGTAAACGATTACACCTTTGTCACGAACACTACTAAAACAGTGACAATGGATACTACGACTGCTACTGCTAAATTGCATCCGTACTATGCATTTGTAGAACTGAGGCAGTTGCAACATGGTAGAGAATATAATCTAAACCTATTTAACTCTTCTGCTACTGAAACTGTTCTTTCAGGCTCTGGTAAAGGTAAAGCAACTCTTATCCAACTAGACGCTAGTTACACTATTGCCTATCCGACTATTTCTAGAGGTAACAGCCAAACAGGAATCAGCCCAAGCTTACCTGATCAAGGTACAGAAGTGTACATTGAAGATGAGACTGGTGGTGGTGCTACTGGTAAAAACCTTGCATTTAGAATCACTAACACAGGTCAGGTTCAAGTTCAACCAAATGCTGGTACCGAAATCAACGGTGATGATTATGTTGGAATCTATAACCCTACTATTGAGCTGCTAAATGGTGGATATGGTTGGTCTGTTAATGACACAGTTGATGTAACTCTTAAGGGTGTTACGTATCGAGTCAAAATTCTTGAAATACAAGAAATTAAACTAAAGCAAAACATTGGTGTATTTAGACCTAAACCTACCACCTTTAATGGTAACATGACGTTGTCGGCTGAGGACATCCTTAGTCAAGCAGCAGCATCTGATTTAGGTGTTACAGTTGAACGTGTTGGTAACGGTTTATACCTGTCTAGTTCTAGTGAATTTAGTGTAGGAACAAGCCAGCCAGATTTATGGCGTATTCTAGGTGCCACTGTAAACGATACATCTTTACTACCTTCTCAATGTAAACATGGTTATATTGCAACCGTATCTAACAGTCAGATAGCTAGTGAAGAAGACTACTATCTTAGGTTTGTTGGGGACAATGGCATCAGCGGTATTGGCAGTTGGGAAGAAGTAGCTGAACCTGGTATTAAAATTAGAATTGACAATAGTAAGCTACCAGTAACTATACGTAGGTCTGGTGCTAATGCTTTTGTTGTTGATACATTTAAGCTACAAGCTGAAGATGGTACGTTCAGTATCAGTGCTTGGAGTGACCGTGCTGCTGGTGACGAAGATACTAACCCACTACCATCTTTTATAGGAAACAAGATTTCACAAACATTTTTCCATCGTAACCGTTTAGGTTTCTTAAGCAATGGTAATGTTATCTTAAGTTCTTCTGGTGATTTGGGTAGATTTTTTAACCAAACTGCTTTGCTGGTTAACCCTAACGATCCTATTGATATTGCAGCTAGTTCTACTGAACCTACAGTATTTATTGATAGTATAGAAACAAACACTGGTTTAGTTATTTTTGCTGAAACACAACAGTTCCTATTGCACACTGATAGTGATAATTTATCACCAAACACAGGTAAGCTATCAAACATCTCTACTTATCGATACAGTCCTGATGCGTCACCTATTTCATTAGGAACTACGATTGCATTCTTAGACAACGCTGGTGTTAAAGCCAGATTCTTTGAAATGTTTGATGTACGACGTGAAGGTGAACCACAGATTTTAGAACAAACAAAAAGTGTTCCTGCCTTACTTCCAAACGACATTGATGTAATATCAAACAGCAGGGAAAACAATACTGTATTTTTTGTAAAGACAGGTGCTGCTGACATCTACGGATATAGATACTACAACACTGGAGATAGACGAGTACAATCTGCTTGGTTTAAATGGACTTTACCTCATAACATTGAATACTGTTTTGTTCTGGATGACTCTTTTTACGTAGTGTCTTCTGACTTTAAATTATTAGAACTTGTGCTACAAAACAAAGATACACTTAGAACTGTGTCTGGTGATGATTTCTACGGAACAAACAGTTCCTTTGATTATCGTATCCACCTTGACTCGTCTAGGTCTATCACTGCTGGTTCTTATGATGCTAGTACAGGTGAGACTACTGTTACGTGGTCAAATGCTGTAGGCACTGGTACGGCTGCTGTAGTCAATACAGCTACAGGAGCTGTGTATGTGCAAGCTTCTAAATCAGGTAGTACATATAAATTTAATGGTGACTTTAACGGACAAACAGTAGTCATTGGATTCTTGTTTGACATGTCAGTAGAACTTCCTAAATTGTTTGTCAAAAAGAAATCAAACGATATTGTTGTAGCAGACACTAGAGCTGCACTGACCATTCAACGTGTTAACTTTAGGTTTGGACCTGTTGGTCAGATCGACGTTGAGCTAAAACGTTTAGGTAAATCTTCATTTACTAATACTTTTGATGCTGCATTTCTTGATTCTTATGATGCAGGAGAAGCACCATTTGTTGCTGAACATACGCACTCTGTTCCTGTGTATGAACGAAATCATAATTGTAATGTTATCCTTAAGTCCACACACCCTGGCCCAGCAAGCGTTCGTTCTTTGACTTGGGAGGGTGACTATACCCAAATGTTCCACCGACGTGTCTAAGTACATTCACAAGCTTACACCGCAGGTTGCCTATGAGGTAGCCTGCAACCTTTTACCAGAAGATCGTAAAGAGGTTGAGGAAGGTCATGGACATGATCCAAAAATCATCCTGCCTATAGGTGCTAAAACACACAACGCTGTTTACTTTAATGTACCTAATGGAGATCTTGCTGGCTGTGCAGGGGTAAACAAACAAGGCGCTATTTGGATGCTTTGTACTCCTGCCATTCATAAATATCCAATTACTTTCGCCAGAGAAGCGAAACGCTATGTAGAAGGTCGGTCAGAAAAACTTCTCTGGAACATAGTTGACAAGCGAAACACCACCCATCTAAAGCTTCTCAAATTCTTAGGTTTTAAGTTCTTACGCGAGTTAGAGCATGGACCTAACAAACTAACCTTTATAGAATTTTGCCGTGTGCGCTGAACCCGTAACCATGTTGATGGGGGCAAGCCAAATGGTTGGGGCCATTGCAGGTCATAACAACCAGGTTGCTCAAGTTGACGCTCAAAACAGAAACATTTTATCAGGATATAACCAACGAAAAGCAGCATACGAAAAAAGCAACCTAGATAGGGTTGGTTTGTATGCAGCTAAGCTGATTGACGTAGACATCGGTCAAGACGAAGCCGCACTGTCTGCTAGAAAAGCGGAGTCACAAGTTGATTTAGAAGAAGACATGGCACTTCGTGCTATTCTGGCACAAGACGAAGAACTGCAACTAAAACAAATGCAGGCTATGAACTTTGCTAACGAAGGCGGTAGAGCTAGGAGCTACGGTGTTAACCAGGCTCGTTTAGCTAGCCGTCAACGTGGTAAGCTAGATGCAGCCGCTGATGAGTTAGCTATCCAATCATACATTAACAAGCGACAAGCCCG